TACCATTGGTCACTGAAACTGTATAAACTTTTCCAGTAGTATAACCAGTGATAGTACCAGTGCCACCCAGAGTACCAGTAATAGTAACTGTATCACCAACTACAAATGTAGGTGAAGTGCTTGTGCAAGTAAATTGGCCAGCAGTACCTGCAATTACAACGCTGGTTAGTGCAACAGTTGATGTTGATGTTGTACCAGCAGAAACGCTAGCAGTTCCCGTTGCACGTGTTCCACCAGTTGTTTGAGGAGCAGAAAATGTAACAGCTGCAGTGGTATAGCCAGAACCAGCATTACCAGTAGTAGTACCAGTAACAAAACCAGTACATGAAGCATTCTTCTGGTTTGCCGTATCAGCACGAACAACCAAAAGGTTATTTGTATAACTTAAGAAATTAGCAGCTGTAAAGAACGAACTGAAAACGTCTTGGTTATTATTTGGTTTACCGAAACGCTCTGCAAGGACATTCTCAGATGTTACGGTTAGAGGATCCAGAACTGGACCCCATTGGAAGATACCAGCAAACGCACCTGGAGAGGTAGCAACGGCTGGAATAATTGAGGTGAAGTCTTTCTCGACTACCGCAACTCCTGGACTTAATTGGAAAGGCATTGTAATTCTCCTTATTACACGTTATTCGTTTTACTTGAGAAAAAGCAAACTCGATACTGTAATCTTATTTATGGTTTTTGATTTTTTAGAAGTTCGCTAAAACTTGTTCTTGAGCATCATTTCCATCATTATAGAAACCGAATGGAGTCAATTCACTTTCGATTGACTGAATTCTTTGTTCATACATGATACTCCTTAGGTTAACATCATTTAAATCCTTGAAGTATGGATTCGTAGTAAGCCACGAAAACAACACAAGAGGCATAACTAAATCGTCATGGTATCCATCATCAGCTGAATAAGATCCCTTTACTTCAATAAACGTAGTGATCTCGGAAATAATGTCTGCATCAGGTATGAGCAGTTTATTTTCTTCAACCAGCGTCTTGAAATTGGAACAACCGATACGTTTAATCTTCTTATCGGTTTGCACACCTAACTGAGTTTTACCACCACCGAAACCTCCAGAAATAATCTGACCTCCAGTGGAACGAGTCACAAACAATATATTCTCATACTCTAATTCCTGATAGAGGATTGAAGCAACCTGCTCGCTTGAATTGATCTCTATCAAAACATAAGCCATATTGTATTCTTTTGCAACTTTGAAGATCACATTAGGATACAACATAGGACTAATCTTATTATCTCTATATTTAGCAACCACTCGATATGGGGCTTCTGTCACATCAACTATGACAAAAGCAGAATAATCTCCACCCACACCTTTGGCTGTATCTGCAATTAAAACGTATGAATGCGGTTTAATTTTTTCTTCTTCACTACCTTTAATCGGCACTTCGTAGATGTCCAATCCATTAACCGACTTGATCGGTGGGACATAGGACAATCTTGCAATTGTATCAGAGTTGATAAGGGTTGCAGAAGAACCGAGGAAGTTACAAAGAACCTCTTGGTTATACTTCAAATCGCCCAATAGTCTGCGCTGAGTTTCTGCCCACTTCTCATCACGTCCAGGAATTTCCCAGTATGGTATGAATAGATTGACGAAACCATTTCTTCCTTGATCGGCATCGTTCCAGAATTTCCAGAAGTGATTGTAGCCAAGTGGGGTTGAACTTAACAAAATTTTGGTGGTTTCACCAGCAGAGATGGTAGGGTAAACAGAAGTAAAGAACTGATCAGCCACTGTGTTTGGAATAATTGCAGCCTCATCAACGTATAGTAGGTTAACTGACTTACCACGAATACCAGAAGAGGTAGTTGCAGCGGTAAACACTTTGGAACCATTCTCTAATTCAATGTCACCTTTATTCCATGTCGTCACACCCTGTTGAAGCCATGTTGGTAGGTTTTCATACATCGTTTGGTATCTATTTAGCACTTCTCGTGCTGCTGTAGCTTTGTTGGCCAGAATGGCAACAGTTTTGCTCGCATGAAACAGAGTATACCAAAGGATGTACGCAGCGGAGGTAGTTGTCTTACCCTGCTGACGTCCTTCCATAAGGATAACCTTACGGTTATTGTGGATAACATTTATCTTGTTAACCTGACATGGATATAAATTAAACTTCTGCAGTCCATGGTCCAACGTAACGATATAGCAGTAGTTGCTAATAAAGTAAACTGGATCTGCCTTACACTTCAAATACTCCTCAACCTGTACCTGCGTAAACTGAACAGGAACTGCTGCAGCTTTTAGATTAGGATTACTGTTGTAATACTGTGCCATGTTCCGCTTCTAGTTCGTCTAGCATATTAAAAATTTTATCAGCTGCAGTTGACGGATCACCTGCCTTTAGAAGCTGCACAATTTCATGTACATATTTTTGATAGTAGTATTGCCAAAATTTATTTTGATCATGGCCAGCAAGAATTTTAATATGTTTGACGATTGGATCAGAACGATAGTAGTATTCAAGCACTTTTCTTTCTGAAATACTTGATCTCAGATTTTGAAGAAGAAATATATCTGTATTATCGTAGGGATCTGTGTTATACCAGATAGCGTTATAGATTAAACAGTTATCCTCACGTGATAGCAATGCGGTAACGCAACGCTCTGCAGTATCACCATGATCGGCACAAACAGGACATGCTTCTCTGTCTTTTAAATATTGTTCAATTGTTATACCCATTACTTAACTCCTGCCAATAACCAAAACACACCGAACGTCGCCCACATAACATACCCAAGGAATGGACTCTTAGTTGGTTCTGTAGTTTTTGTATACTTGCCGATCATACGACTAACCCACATACCAGTTTTCATTATTAACCGACCAGCTTTGTTATCTTCTTTTTCAACACCCATTAGGAAAGCCATGTGTTGTGCCCATGGTGTTGCAATTTTTCGTGCCCATGAGATTGCCATGGCACGTTGAGTATCGTTACGTTTTTGTTGGTTACGGATCCAGAACATACACTGTGGACCATCTTTGTCCATCCAGTCAACCACAACTGATGCCCATTTAACATATCCATAGTAAGCGTAAGGATCAGTTTCTCTTAACCACGCACCAAATTTCTCATCCGCTGCATAGATGTGGTCTGGTAGGTATCCAAGTTCATGGAGTTTTGTACAGATGATTTTACATCCACCGCCACCTCCACCGCCTCCACCATCACCACCGCCTCCACCATCACCACCGCCACCGCCTCCACCACCAGTATCGGCAGGAGGTGCAGGTTCACCACCAACACTAGTTCCAGAAGCTGGTGCACCAGTACTATCACCCCACATATCTGAGGTTGATGAGAACTCAAACCTTATAAGATTATCCCCACCTCTAATATATGCAGGTTTCCAATCACCATCAATTTTCACATAAACCTGCGATGTCTTTTTCCATGCGCCATCTATTTTAGTATAGATTTCTTTTGTTGTAGTCCATACATTATTAACTCTAACTCGAATTCCCCGACTTAGTCTGGCAGTAAGATACAAATCTGCATATCCACTAACTCCTGGACCGACACCTGCGTTTCTTACAGTAAGAGATCCAGTTGTTATAATTCCACCAGTTGTTATCAGGTCACCAGTTGTTATAGTTTTTGCTTCTATCGGCACACCTGTAATAAGGCATCCAATACATCCTGGACCACCATAATTATCTGCGTATAGTCGAACAGCATGATATCCAGCAGCAACATATACTGTGTTTTCAGTTATGTCTCTATATGTTCCGCTATCATCACCAGTAAATCTTGATACTATTAAGTCTCCATCAATATAGATGGCGCCAGCATTATCCCATGATGCCTGAACTGTATAGTATCCAGCAACTGGAAAATTAACATTATAGGTATGATCGTATGTGGAACTATTGATATCACCTTCCCAAATACCATAACTATTTAAGAAGCCACCATATGCGCCATTGGAGTATGCATAATTTTGTGGGTTGCTTCCATCTGTAGTTGTCCATGATTCTTGGCCACGTGTATTAAATACTTCACCACCAACCCAACCAGCAATAGTAGTTGTCACTCTAGTGTCTACAGTTTGTCTAGTGTCTACAGTTTGTCTAGTGTCTTCAACAAAAGTGACAGATGTAGAATTTAAACCAGCACTGTGTCCCTGATATCCAGAATTGCCGCCCACATCACCACTAACTACTCCACCACCAGTGCCAGCATTCCAGCCACCACCGCCTCCGCCACTACCTCCACCATCACCATTGTGTGGTGCACCATTTTGACCTAAAAATCCATCTACGTTTTGTCCTGGAACTGGATAACTTGGTGACGATTTTCCAACGGCATCACCAAGGTTTCCACCACCGCCACCGCCACCGCCACCTCCAGCAACGGCAATTAGAGTTTCACCGATTTTAATAACAGTGGCTCCACCGCCACCCCCACCTGCGCCAGAAGTTCCGTATTGCCCTGATTTACCACCAGTGCCACCGCTAAATCCTGTTAGCGATTGTCCACCGCTTCCACCAGCAGCATTGGCTGCTGTACTTACACCAGCACCACCAGCACCACCAACACCTATATTAATTCTTTGTCCCGCAGCAATTGTAAATGTTCCACGAACATACCCAGCATTACTACCACTTCCACCAGAATGTGAATCGTTACCTCCAGTACCGCCACCGCCACCAGAAATTGAATATGTGATTGTTCCTTCTTCAATAATATCTGGAACATCCCAGTAACGACGTGTTCCTGTGAATACTAAACTAGCTGTCTTATTGATGGCCATTATAATTTACTTTATTCAGGTTTTGCTGGAAAAGTTACAGTGTTTGGGTATCCAGTTTGTTTTGTTATATCACGAAGTGCCTGACGATAGGCAGACCATTTAGATCTAGTTTCTTCAGGAACATCTGGAAGTTGTGTCCAGTCTGACTCTGCCAATAATTTATTTCTTTGATTCTTAATACTAAGTACAAGTTTTTCTTCTTTAGTAATTGTTTCTACTAATGGTTTGACATCTCCATACTCACCGAAAAGAATTTTGTTGTACAATTCCTTTTCTTCTTCGTCTGTGCTAGACGCAGATAGCGTGGTTAGTCTTTCTGGAAGATTTTTATATTTTATGTAACACTCAATCTCACTGCCATGAGTGTCTTTAATTTTAGCGTCACGAATTGATTCTACGATAAGAGTCATAATTTGCCTTTAATATAAAATATTTTTAAAATATACCATTACCAGTACCGCCACTACCTCCATCGGAAGTGCCTGCTGGTGGAGAGGCTGGTACACTATTAGATAACAACACTAGTGCAGATACTGCACTAGAACCTATTTTAAAAATAGTTAAGTTTATTTTATTTGGTTCAGGATATCCAAGACCATTTAAAGC